TACACTTCTTAGGAGGTTCAATGTGACGAAGTCACACCAATGTTGATATTAAAGCAAAACCATTGATAAATCAACAATTTTAGATATTAATTAGTTGTCAATAAGTGCCAATAAAAGTCACTTATTGTCCCTTTTTTGTCCCTTTTTTGTCCCTTTTTAAAGACCTAATTGCTTTCTTCTTTCTGCTACATACTCTTCAATATTAGCTAAATCTTCTTCAGTCGCTAAATTCAATATGAAGCTTTTAGCAGTTGAACGTTTATTGATGTATAATTTTCTAGCTTTATTTTTTTCGTCCCATTTTTTATTAGCTTTAGCTCTTGCTTCTGTAATTTTAGCCATTTAAAATACCACCTTCCAGAGAACCAGTAAAGTTATTATTGTACCTAAAACAATTAAAAACCTTCTTGGACAAAATTCAAATTTTATCTCTTTATTGTTATATTTCTTCTGAATTTTTAGATTTTTCATTTGTAAAATTCCTTTTTGCTTAGTAAAATGAAGATATAGAAAAGGAAGGGAGTTCCGTTCCCTCCCTCTTCAATTATTAGCTCCATTCAATGGAAATTTCGTAAACCAAGAACCAAAGATTGATTTTGAAGTGCATCTTTATTCTTGGTTTTTCCTTATGCCTTTTTTCTTCATCTTAAATTCTCCTTTCTATCCTGTATCGTTTTCCTCCTTTCAATTATTATAATACACGCTTTTACGTACATTGTCAATAAAAATAGAAAAATAATGCAAAAAATAGCCACTCCAGGAATTACCCCAGAGTGGCTATTAGTGTAGGATTTAAAACGCACCTAGCCAGTCCTACTAAACTAGATTACGTTAGCTAAGCTCACGTAGAGTTCCTTAGCTTGGTCAAATTCATTTATATCAAATTATTTAAATGTTCCCCATGCTTCATTGCCAACACGTCCGACTAGATACCCGTAGCCATTTGCACGCGGTTGTCTCAACCAAACTCGACCTGCTTGGTCTCTTGACCAAGCATCATACTTTACTTCTACACCTGCTGGTAATTGTGCAATGATCGAGCTTTGTGTGGTTGCTCCCCATCTAAGGTTAATTGCTCCGCCAGTGATAAAAGTTCCATATTCTTCATACCAATTCATTCCTTGTACATCCGTCCATGTCTTAGGCTGTGTGGAAGTCTTAACGGCTTGAGATGCAGGTTTAGCTACATTGAAATTAAAGGATAAAGATTTAACGGCGATATTACTGTCCACATTCATACCTTTCCAATTGTCAGTAAATTGCCAAATTGCTACCCCGTCCATTGATGGGAAATATTCAAAATTTGGCACATTGGCAGATACTCCGTTACCAAGTGGATAGGCTGCTACCCACAAACAATCAGGATATTTGGCTAGAATTCTAGAAGTATTAATTTTGTTTTTCATCAAATAAGCTCCTGAATATAGTAAAGGCTTATATCCAGCACTCACAATAGTATCCAAGAAAGCTAGAATTGCCGTCGTATTAGCTTCACGATCTCCTCTAGTTTCGTTCCCACTTCCTTGCTCATAGTCACAAGCTAAAAAAGATCCTACAACCACACCTGCTAGCTTAGCAGAACTAATAGCATAGTTTCCTTCTTGAACAGCTCTGTTGCTATCAGCACCAAAGTGAGCATAGTGGTAACCCATTGGTACCACATTATTTTGCTTAGTACTATCTACTTGTGCTTTAGCTTTAGGGTTACGATAGTCTAAGCCTTCAGATACTTTTACAAGAACAAAATTAGCCCCAGCGTTTGTATATTCAGTCACATTTGCATTATTAAAACTAGATACATCAACACCATAAGCTCGATTTTCAATTGTTTGCGTCATTTATTAAGCCTCTTTCCTTGAATCAGCTACTAGCTTTTCATATTCATGTTGAACAATATTTCTTACAGTGACTCTATCAATTGGGAGATTGGGATAGAGTTTTTGCAATTGATAGAAAACTTCATCTGTTGCATCATAAAGTTTTTTTGATCCTTCTTTATTGTCAAGAGATGCTTGATATATAGTAGCTTTCAATGCTAACACACCGGCTGTTTCTAAGACTTTTGCAAGTTTGGGATGTGTGAGCGCTAATTTTTCCAATTTTTGTTTATTTAAACTATAGGCAGTTGCCATTCCTGCTACTAATAAAACTACAATTGCCCAAATCAAATTAATATCTAATCTCATTTTCGTAATTCCTCTCTCAATTTTTCATTCTCTTCTTGTAGATGCTTAACCTGTTTCTTATAATCGTCACGTTCGCTTTTTAATTCTTCGACAATATCTTGGAAAGTATCTCGCTTGTTTTTATGATATGCGTTATATGCAGTTATTAGCACTCCTAAGAATGCTCCAAGAGCACCGATAATTAGGTCTACATGCAAGCGAAGCACCTCCTAGCGATCATGAGCTACATGCAAAATCAAAAGAAAAAGGACTACATCGCCAATGGCGGTGTGTCCCATTCTGAATTCAGATGTAAAGATAATGTGTCCTAATTGCAAGAATGCCAAGCCTTAATACAATACCTCCACATACTACTAAAAGCGTACGAATTAATAAGGTATCGTTAGGTCTAAATGCCGTAGCCAAAAATAGCATTATGCCAACTAGCAAAATAAAAATATCTATTCGCCAGTCATTGAGCGCGCTTTGCAAATTAGGCGGCCAAAAGAAATAATGACGATCGTACCAAAGCGAGCCACCAATAGCGATCATGGCTATTGCAATAATTACCTGAAGGTTATTAAGCTTGAGGTTGACTAGGTACCGTTTCAGCTTGATCATAGTCCTCACCTGTGATTTCTTTATATCCTTCTTTGCTAAGAATGCCTTGTTGAACATAGCTTCGGAAAGTTAAATTGGCTTCTTTCTTTTCGCCAAACCAGCCCCAATTATATTGGTTCTTCCATGATTCAATTAGTTCTCTTTGAACTTCTGCGATCATTGCTTGTAAATCCATTTTAAAATCCTCCTATTTTGATACTTCAGTATTGCTGGATTGAGATCTTTTACCCAAGGCAACCATCATTGCACTTAAGCTAGCCACCATTCTGTTAGTTTGTTGAATGGAGGCTTGAAGTTGCTCCATAACCTTATCGCTGGTTTCCGCACTTTGCAGAGTGCCTTTGTGGGCTTCTTGCAAGCTAGTAATACTTCCTTCAAGGGTCTTCAAGCTTTCGGTAACTGCTGTCAAACGTTGTCCGTAAGATTCTTCGCTGACGTCGTACCATTCGCCTTTCATCCAATCATATTTTGGAGACTTCAAGTTTGGATCAGGTGGAGTTACTACTAAAGGATATTGATTAGCTGTAATTTCATCAGTTGATGTAATTACCCTGAAAGGCACATCATCGTTTGACCAATAATAAGTCTTCATAGTTGTAGCTGTACCAGCTGCTTTTGCTTGTTCTACATTTTGACTAGTTTCTTCTGTCATGTTAAATTCCTCCATAAAAAAATCCCTAACTGTTTGGTTAAGGATTAAAAATATTAAATTTAAATAGTCGTATTCGTGTAACTATGCCATTGACCCGACCCATTAAATAATTTACGGCCATAAAGGTCATCTCCCTCATATACAGTTTGATATTGAGTTTGACCATCTAAATTAGTGACCTTCAAAAATATTGTGTGACGATTGTCTGTTTTGTATGGCCCATTTTGAATAAAACAATTAACGAACTTTACAATCCCTGTTTCTTTATAATCATTGAAGTCTACGGTTTGATTGCTGATAGTTCCTGATGGGCTATCATAGTCAACGCGGTGTTGAAACATAGTTTGTTGCATGGTAAAGCCTTGCAATCTATCAGATAGATCCGTAACTCTATTCATCATAGCGAATTGATTCCATTGCGGATATGAATTAGTAGTTTTAGAAACAGTTCTTACAAAACGTTCAGGTCCCTGGTCAACAGTCTGATAAATGGTGTTGTCATCATATTTAATCACAGTTAAATAGTACCATCGTCTTGTAGTATCAGGCCATGGTCCATTGATAGTGGCACAATTACCGATCTTATAAATTCCTGTATCCAGATAAGGATCACTATTTAAATTGATAGCTGTATTCAATGCTTGATCTGTTGGATAGCGATAATCGGTATGGTTTCGAACATCTCGATAAGCTCTGGCAAAAGTAGCTAATGTTGCTTGATCTACTAGCCCAGGCTTTCCAGCCTGTTCTACTGTCGTAGGACCTGGCTGATCGGTTTCAATATTATAGTCTCTAATAACATTCACATTTAGATCGCTTTTTCGTGCTACATCAGGTTTACTTCTAATATTATTCCAACCTACTGATCCCGTATAGTATCCATCCATATTAATTGCAGCTACTTCGTCACCATCAGCACGTCTAAAAGAAATGTGATTAGAATCATCATCACCTAATTGAATAGCTAGATCTAGATTGTCGCTGGCGTTGTTATCGCCAAAAATCTTGATGCTATTAGATGCACCATTCCATTGGATTCCACCAATATTGCCCTCATGAGCATTATAGGGGCTTTGCGCATCCCAATTAATCCAGCTTCCCTTCTGCATGTTGCCACCAGATAATGACAATTTAGTAGCTAAATCGCCAGCATTTGTGATTCGTTGCCAGTCAGTAAAGGTATTGCCATTGTACCAGCTACGAACATATACCTGATTTTTCTTTTCAGCATGCAGCATTTGTGTTCCATTTTGCATGCCATCTGAGTTTACCGTTATATCAAACCATGCTGGTATTGGAGAATTAGCTATCCCATCAGTTCCCCTAGCATGGTACATTCCTGGAGTCTTTATGGTATTGAGATCAGTATTATTTTTTATGGCTACTATTGGTACATGCTCTTGAACGGGTTTTAAAAGCCAATTACCAATCTTCCAAGTAAAGTGGATGCCATCATTTAATCCGCCAGTGTTTAGTTCAATGAACACGTCAGTGACATTATTAGTATCAAAAGTAAGGCAAAACAATTCTTTATTGACTGGATCAGCTGGCAAATCTTGATAAGCCAAAATATTATCAGTATTATTTTTATCATAAACTGACACTCTAAACTTATAATCATTATCAGCTGTCTTAGTTAATTGCTTTGAATTTTCCCATTCAAAGAACAATCTATACAAGGTATTAGGTGTCAAGTCGCTAACTTCTAGCATTGATCTTTCAAAACCAGCAACACCAGTATAGTCATAGATATTCATTCGACTAACATCATCATAAGATATTCTAGCAGCAGCGATCATTTCGTTACTATTCCCCCACTGAGTCATATTAGATTTAAGCTGGATCCAACCTGGCTCAGAATTAAATATCCATTTTTTTAGTTCTAAATCTTTAGCAAAACTAGTCCAATCTATTTGGCCTAGACTTGCTCTTAGTTCGGTTACCTTGGCTTGAACTGCATCGGGTTTAGATTCATTCTGGAACTTCTTATTCATCAAGTCGGGTAACTCATTGATAATATTGCCAAATTTAGTTGTTAAATCCTTAACAGTATATTTTAAACTGTTAGTTTTAACCTGCCATTCTTTAACAATTCGACTAAAAGTATCATCCCAAGAGTGCTGTTTTGCATTCCAATCAGCTTGGTCTTTATCAAGCACTTGCTTCGCATTGTCTTTGATTGCTTGGATAGTGTCTTGGGCTTGTTTATCAATGTTAGCTTTATCACCGTTCCACTGACCCCATATCTGGTTCTTGTTATTCGTCCAGTCCTGGTTAATAGCATTCTTTTGATTTGTGTAGTCTTGCTGACGAGCATTTTGTGCAGCCTTAAATTGATTTTGAAAATCAGCACTTAAAGAATTGTATTGATTACGGAAGTTCTGCAACTCTTGATCAAGTTGCTGTTCCGCTTTTTGCAATTCAGCCTGAAGTTCACCATCAGCTTGTTTAAGCAAGGTTTCCATCTGTTGCTTTAACTTTTCAAGGTCTGCAATGTAAGTCGTATTGTAAACCGTACACTTTAAGCTGTCTCTAACTTCAATGTAGAAGTCAGTAGTTGAATCAATCTTCGACCCATTAGATTTATCAATAATGTCAAACCAAGCCGTACCTCTTGCAGAATGAACTTGATCGTGTAACTGATAAGTAATATGCCCTATTCTTTCATCCACGATTTTGACGTTATCATCTGAAACAAACTTATTACCATCTTTATTTTCATTAAAGACGAGAGATTTATTTGTTAAATCGTATGGTGTTCCGTCAGGATTGAGAATAAACGATTCTAGTATTTCACCTTTATCACTATCTCTTACCTCCACTCGACTTAGATTGGTTGTTTGTTTGTTCGTGCTTAAATTCAGAGCTTGTAACATTTTGTCCGCCTCCTTTCAACTGATCTCGCATTCTGATTTCATTCTGTAACTGTTCAATCACAACATCTTTTCTGAAATTTAAAAGCTCTAAACGCGCAATTTCGTTTAGAGCTTTTGTTAAAACAGCATCATTATTCATTTTTTCACCTCACAACTTAATGAATTCTGCCACCTCGTTGTTGACGAATCCAAGCAATGTCGGAAGCATATAAATATTGATTTCCAATTCTCAATACTCCCCAATTTTGATCCCAATCAAGAGCAACTTTTTCTTTGCCAGGTGCTGTGCAAGAAAAGCCATGGTCGCCCGACATAACTGCAACTTTTCCATCGCCACCAATTGAACGAATGTAAGAATCCCCATCTACTGTGATACCTTCAAGCTTAACACCTGTGATCGTACCACCAGTAATTCTTTCAGCAATTAGCCGACCTTGACTGTCTATAGCACTTCTAGCAACTCCATCGCGTCCAACGTATTCCAAGCCTTCAGCATTAAATCGGAGATAACCCCCTCCATTACTCAAGGCCCTTAGTTCAGTTGGTTTCTGCCAATTAGGATACGCAGTGATTTCACCACCGCCACCACCGGCAATCCAGTTGTGGACGTCTTGAACCGTCGTGTTTATGGAAGTAATCATGCTTTGCAATCGATCATAGCTATCTCTCCAAGCTTGATCGTCAATACTAAGTTGCCTAGTTAATTTAAGTAGCCCAGCCTTTTGATCTTGGTCCTTTTCTTCCATTACTTGCTTTAATTCGCCAAACAAGTGAGTCGCTCTTTTAGTAGCCGTCGTTGTATTTTTTTTAACCATATTAGTGACAAAATTGTTTAAAGCATGGTCATAACTAATAGGCAACTGGCCTATTGTAATACTGGTAGCAATCTCTCTAACAGGATCCCAAGTTATGGAAGTGCATTGAGCTTTTTCAAAAATTCCTACTTCATCGAATAACACACTCACATAATCATATAAGTCAACTTGAGTTAATTTTTGATACTCGCCTTGCATTTGATCATATGAAACAGTAAGCGAAATATTTGGGTAACCGATCCTGTATTCTTGCATATAAGCTTTAGCAACTGCTAGCAACTTGTTCTTATCATTACCAATTCCATAAGAAGATAAATCTACTGCTTGCACTCTCAAAGGTGCGTTAGTAATCCGTGCATATTCAGAAACTAGCACTGTTTCGTCTAATTCTAAAGTTTGTTCTGATACCTCAGGCTTAGCATTCGAATCATCTTCACCTGGTGCTACATCTGTGGCATGAGCGAAACTGAAGAAATCTGAATTAATCCATTGATTAGTTCCAACTTCATAAAAGGTTTTACCTTGACTAGTTGACTGCGCTGTAATTCTTAGTAAACTACCTAAGCTATAGTATTTGCCGGTTGGACTTATACCACTTGGATCACTATATACAGGAACTTGTGCAGTTTGCTTAATATTAGCTTTTGCTGCATCATCTTCTTTATATTCAACTGTTCCAGGTTCTTTAAAGCTAACATTATCGCCAGATTTAACCCAAAGCTGATGGCCATTCTGCTGACCAATGTGATACCACTTAGTGCCTTCATAGTCAGTTGAAATATCATAAATCGGATATTGACCTTTATTATTCCAGCTAATTACGTTTCCTGTCCCACCAGGACCTGACATCACTGTTACATTACCGTTAATGCTTAAACGGCCATAGGCTTTTTGAGTTGCATAGTCCCCAGTCTTTGATAAGACAAAATATTTAGATGAAATCCATTGCGTATCTCGATTGCCTAAATTGTACCAAACAGTTCCATCGATATCTTTTGCCTTCCAATAAATCTTATAGCTTTGACCATTAGATAGGTATTGTCCGCTCTTATGACCTCCAAAAGGTGAAGTATAAAGTGGCACTTTACCAGGACCTGCGTATGAAACCGTACCAACACCGTCATTCTTAACAATTATGCCTTGAATATCATCACCCACTTCAAGAGTTCCCTGAGCAGTGATCTTATTAACTACATAGTTACCTGACTTGTCAAATGTAATCAAACTGGCTTCAACCCAACCACCTGTATCAGTCTTATACCAGATATCATTATTGAGCGTTTGCTTATCAGTTTTCGCAACAAACTTTAAGTATTTGCCATTCCTGATACTGTTTACAGGGGTGTGGCCTTTATATGGGGTACTAAAAAGGTTAATTGTACCGTTAGCCAAATATTGAACTGTGGCTTTTCCATCAAATGGTTCCTCCGTCTGGCTGTGGTTGTTCTTCTGGAGAATAGGTAACATAGGGAATGATTGCGTTATAAGTTCCACTAGTTGTTTCATCCCTAGTAAGAGAATGCATATTACGCCCATATTTAATAACTACTCCATTATCTTTACCTGCATGTTTCAGCATTGTGAGATAATAGTTATTAAACCTAAATTCTCCATTGTATAAAGCTTCCATTGTGTTAGTGGTTTGATCCCCAGCTTGGTCAGCTCCAAAAATAGCAGCATTAGCATTACCTAACTCTTTAAAGTTCCAGCCTAAGTTTGCAACGGTAGGAATATCACTAGCAAAACCTAACCCTGAAACAGGCCATGCCAAAGCATCGCTAATTAAATCAAATGCTCTATTCGGCCCAGCATGTGCTTCACTGATATCCTTTTTGAGAGGAATATTCGATAAATCAGACCAGACATGATTAGCAGTAATTGACATTGAAGTCATACTCTTAGATACGTCTACAATTCTAAATTGTTGATTTCTTTCATCGTCTTCTAGTCCCATATCAGCCACAATTATCATGCCCTCAGTTATGTCTTTGCTTAAAGATGCATTAATCGGATAAGTCATTGCTAAAGTAGGTATCTGATTTCTATTTTTAGTAATTGAAATAGTAAGTAAATCCTTAAGTGATCCCAGACCTTCAGTATTAAAGTCAGAAATATATGTTTCATAAAGTCGAGGAATCATACAATTGCTCGCCTCCATCTTGGTTGATATTCAAATTTTGAATAGTTGCCTTGCAAAGATATAGTATTTTTACCTGGTACAAGCACAGGGTATTCATGATTAGGAAGGATTGCTCGGCTGGTTCTACGTTCTGTTAGTGACTTGTAAACTATCCACTTTTCACTATCTATAAATAATTCATCATCAGTATCTTTAAAATGATACTGAATATTATTTACGGTTAAAGTGAAATCACCATTACCAACAATATGAAATAAAGGCAATGAACTATATTTAGTTGGATTACGAATTGGCATTGTCGGTACAGACTGATACTTAATTGCTTCATCATTAACTAAGAAGGGTTTACAAGCCAAACTCATTGTTACATTAGCAATATTATCTTTTTGAGGAGTGACAACTGGGCTTTCACTTACATAAGCTTCCCAATGCCATCCTCTAAAAGGTTCAAAATAAAAAGGCTCGTATTTTACAACACGATCCTTATTAGTCAGCCAATCTCCAAAATCCATTCCCCAAGTGAACCAGTCTTTATAAAAAGTCGGTCTTTCTACCAAAAATGTTAATTGCTGGGTTATATCTGTATAGTTCAAGTTGTCATTAATGTAAGAACCATTTACTCCCACAACTGGAGTGAGGGTAACGTTTCTTTTAGTTACCGCTTGTACTAAAGGACATACTACTCTTGCTCCGAAATAAGTGGAACTTTTGTTGTGATAAATTAATCTACCGTATGACACTTATACCCTTCTCTCTATTAATTGAATTCAACCGCATTCTTGCATTAACTACCTCTGTAATCGAATTACCTAGAGCTTGAATATCTACATTTATGCTGGTTTCAACAGTTGATGGTGACGTCAGAATAGCAGTAAGTAAATCGATAACCTTATCAAGCTTTTCGCCTAAACTTCCAGTATTCACAGTAGTTGGTTGAAGATTGTCTCTTGCTGCAACAATTGCTGCAGTCTTACCAAGTAACTCGTAAGAACGACTAGACTTAACTGCTGATAATGGAATAGCCATTTCTGGTCCAGCTTCGCCAAAAATAGAAGGTTGGTTAGCAATTCCACCATTTGCATATCTTGCATGACCAGTTGGTCCCCAACCTGCTCCAAAGTGAATATCATTGCGCCAATTAGAATCATTGAATAAAGCAAGCAATTGATCCCAACCGTGGTAAATGTTACCGTGTCCTTTAACTTTATATGCATTAAAAGTACTTGTTTTGTACTGCAATAATCCACGAGCTGGACCAGAACCATCACCATCTGGATCTGCACCTGGTTGAACAGCTTTAGGATTACCGCCTGATTCACCAGCAATCATTGAAATAATCTTTCTGATGTCTGTTGGAGTAACTGAGGTATGCATTGTTTCAGCAGCCTTTTTAATGTCTTCGCCCCAACGATCAGCACCAGTACCAGCGGGATCTTTTGGATCGGCTGCAATGCCAAATAAATCTCCAATCTTACTAATAAATTTAAAAAAGCCACCCATACCAGGTAGCCTTTTAATAAACTTTTCCAAATTGGAGTTAGCTTTTACATTACCTTCTCCTCCTTCATTCTTAAGGCCTGGAATTCTACGATAACTTACTGCTCCTTCGGGGAAGTCAGACACATTATCCATTCCTATTCCAGAACGAGGGCTTCTAGCTGACCAAACTTTGCCATTACCGGCATAAACACCAACGTGGTTTCGTCCTCCAGGGCCAAAGAATACTAAATCTCCAATTTGTGGGTCTTTAACGCCACGCGACATAGCATATTGATCGCCTGAATAATGAGGGAAGCTTTTTACCGATTGCCTCTCTAAAGAATACTTAACTAATCCTGAACAATCGAAAGAATCAGGACCTTCAGAACCCCATACATAAGGTTTACCTTTACCATACTTTTCAACTGCTCCAAGCAAGCCACCTTCTGCTTCCCCATCAAGAGAACTAGATACCATGTTCCCAAGTGTCTTCCAGAAAGCACTTACTTGTTTTTTACCTTTATCAAAGCCTTTGGTAATCATAGTATGGAATGCACCACGAGATAGGCCTTTAACACCAGTCCATTTAAAAATACCATCTAAGTATTTTTGTGGGCCAGAGACAATCTTTTTAGCTAAATCGAAGAACTTCTTCATACCATCCATAGTGTTCTTAGCCCATGAACCAATTCCACCGAAGAAGTTACCTACATTCTTGCCAATATTGCTAAAGAATCCACCAATACCACCATTTGCAAAATGAGCGACTCCCATTGCGTTCATTAAGTTTTTGGTATCTGAGGCATTCAGAATTTCATCCCCTGGCATAAGCATTGTAGTAGTATTACGTCCTTGGAAAATACCAAACTCTCCAGTCATTGGACGGTAAAGAGCTTCCTTATTGCCAGTTTCTGGTGAATCATTACCGTCATTAACCATTGCCAATGTTGGTTCAGTAATTGCACGTCTTTGAGAGCCAAAATATCCAGTACCAGTAGCAAAGTGAGATAGCTTTTTAACAGTAGAATGACCACCACCAAAGAAGTAAATTACATCATTAACGGCGCCAATACCGCCATTAACGATATCAATCAACCCATTCATGGCATTCTTACCAAGCTTATGGATTGACTTCCATATGTTAGAAAAAATATTCTGAATACCTTTGCCTAAGTTAGACCAGCCTGTTCGCCATTTTCTATTAAAGCCATCAAACCAGGAATGCATATTACTTCCCCACTTTGAAGCGTTTGACTTCATATCTGACCATTTTTTAGCTGTATCACGCTTAATTGAATCCCATTTATCAGCAAAATTATGGGCTATTTTATGCAATTGATCTCCAGTAGTCTGTTTTAAAGCATCTAGCATATTGCCATGATTCTTCTTTAAGTTTTTTTGGAAATCATTAGAAATATCAGTTACATAACTATGGTGTTTCAACCACTCTTTGCCAGATTTATCCCTATACTCTTTATCTTGTCCTAAAAGTTTTTTCGTGCCTTCACTAGCTATTTTTTTGGAGTTTGTCCAAAAATCTCCCACTGACTTATGAAGATTGTTCCAATGAGAATCCCATGTCTTTTTTGCATTCTTAGACCAAGATTTAAAGCTTTTTTGTAAAGACTTAGTCCCTTTATCATAATTTTTCTTGGTATTCTTAGACCATTTGGAAACAGCTTTTTGAGTATTTTTCCAATGATTATTCCAAGATTTACCAAAATCTTTAGTCCATTTCTTAGTCTTCTTTTGAATATCTTTATAAGCGGTTTGGAATAACTTACCCTTTTGAAAAGCTTTAACGTACTTGTTCTTAGATAACTTCTTAAAAGTATCGCCAAAATTCTTGTAAAACTTCTTAAAGAAGTTGTGACCATTTTTCAGAAAGTTATCGTAGCCTTTCTTAATATTAGGTCCAAGTTTCTTTATAAAGTCCTGTGAGTTTTTAACTGTTTTATCTAAGTTTTTCTTAGAATCTTTACCAAATTTTTCAAAGCCTTTACCAACTTTTTTCCAGTAATCATTCCAAGCTTTTTGCTGTTTCTTTTGGTTTTGTTCTCTAAGCTTATCAATTTTTTGCCATTCTTTTTGAGATTTTTGGTTAGACTTTTTAATGCCTTTCCACCAAGAATCAATGCCCTTGCTCATCTTGCCGAAAGCATCTTTAGTAGACCAGCCTAAGTTTTCAAGCGACCAGAAATTTTTAGGCGGCTTTTTAGATTTCCAACCATTCAAAAATTCTTTGGTTGCTTTACCGCCCCAGCCACCAGCTACCTTACCAATCTGAGAACCGATTGCTGCACCAGCAGGACCACCAAAGAATAAACCAATACCGCCACCAATTGCAGAACCTATTCCTTTTCCTGCATCTTGGTATTGCTTCATTGATCCTTTCTTATCTTTGAATGCAGATAGGATAGATGAACCAGCATCTAAAGCAACACCTACACCTGCTACACCAGTAGCAACTTTACCAGCTGTTGACAAGCCACCAAATCCACCAGCAGAGTGAATTGATTGTAATGCGCCAGCAAATTTTCCGTTTCCAGTATTAGAATAAAGATCTTTAATTACTGAGCCTAATTTACCAAAGCCTGACTTCAATTTATCAACTGCAAGCAGACCTTTAATTTGCATTGTTTCAAATGCGTCTGGCATTCCTTTAATAAATTTATAGGCTGCTTTTCCACCCTTAGCAATTCCCATTAAACCCGTTGCTAATGGACTTAATGTCTTTATAGTTGCCATAGTTACTAAGTATCCAGCAATTAATTTAATAGCTGTTTTATTTTTAGCAAGATTATGAACAATATCAGCAATTTTAGCTAATGGATCATTAGATTTAGAAGCCTTATCACTTACAAGTCCAAATGCACCACCAATTGTGCTAATAATATCAGCAAAATCTTTCCAAACCTGTTTTCCAATTGCTCCACTTAATTTACCAACATCTACAACTATGCTTGCAATATCTTTACCGTGAGCAGAAAGAAAATTAAAAGTATCTTTTACAAGACCATTTAATTTTTCTAATCCTCTGTTTAAAGTATCAGTAATATCCTTGCCCGCATTTTTGCCAGTGCCTTTAGACATAGAATTAAGGGTTTTATTTAATCCATCTGAAAATGTTTTTCCTAATTTTGTAAAGGCATTTTTAGTATTTTTAGAGGTAATCCAATCGCTAATACGAGCAACAATAGGATTAGCTGCTTTAGTTAAAGGATCACTAATTGCAGAGAGCAAAACAGGCATTTGAGACTTAACAGTTCTCATCATCCCCGGAATTGTCTTACCAAAGTTCTCAGTAGCACCTGGATATTGTTTTGCTGTATCTTCTAAAACCTTTTCCATAGTTTTAGAGGTGATTTTTCCAGCTGACATTAAGTCATTCATCTGACTCATTGTCATTTTGGAATTATGAGTAATTGACTGCTCGGCCTTTAAAAGATTAGTTCTTAAAACAGGGAACACATTAACAAATGACATCATATCTTGTGCAGATACTTTACCATTTGCCATCATTTGAGAAAATTGAACACCAAAGTTTTCTACTGCATCATCAGTAGCTCCAAAAGCATCCTGCAGAGTTAACACAGATTTAGTAAGTTTACCAGTAACATCAGCATTTTTATTAATTGCGTAGAACTTTTGATTTAAGGCGTCCACCATGCTTACAGAGTTGTTAGCCGCAATAGGCATTTTAGGAGGCATATCTTCTTAACTTTTGGACCTCCTTTTAGCGCTACCAGTTAAAGTTTGCCAAGTGGAAAGCATGGTCTCTTGTTCTAATGAGTTACTTAAGCTCCATCTTTTGCTGAAGAAATTACACTAGTTAAATGTCCCCAAGCACTTTGAGCAACATTAGAAAGAATATTTGCTCCAAATACTTGTCCAAAAACGGAGTGAGTTTCCTTGGCTTCAGATTTTACGCCAAAGATTTTTGCTTTGATCTTATCAAAAATAGATGGATTAGTTTTCTTCATCTCTGAAGATAAGCCCGACATTTCAGATTTAGTCTTAGTTAAACTCGCGGCCGGCTCATCTACACGTACTTTTGGACGTCTATATGCTTCACTAGATTTACCAGCTTCAGAAGCTATTTTGGCAAGCTCATTAGATTGAATTTTGTAAACTTCATTTAATTTATCGTATTCACGAGACAATCCAGATAGCTTAGCTTTGTTGGCTTCTTCATGCTTACCTTCTGCTTCGAGTCGTCCAACATAAGCATTACTTGATTCACTAATCTTTCTAAGCGCGCTTTGTGCGCTTGCAAGTCCTGACTTGTAGTAATCAAGCGAGTTACGAGCTCTGTCTTGTTGCTGACTTAATTTAGCAATTCTTGTAGTAGCATTAGCAACATTGCGTTCAGCAGTTGCAATTTCTTTTGAATATCTCTCGTATTCATTACGCCCTTTTTCTGTAGATTTATCAACCTTGCTCTGTGCTTCTTTTAAGCTATTTAATTCAGACTTATTGCGCTCTAACAAAGATTGTTGCTTTTTTAAAGTGTCGCCTAATCCTTCATATTTAGCTTTAGCAGCCCCTAGTTGATCGCCAGCCGTCTTTAATTCAGTTACCTGTGCTTTCCATGCACTAGTAGCAGATGATACTTCATTCTTTAGAGATTTAAGTGTTTGAATCGGTTGTTCGCCATCAAGAGAAATACGCGTATTAAAATCACCAACCGGTATTTTTCCTGCCATTATTTAACCTCCTTTCTAGCTTTTCCTTGCGCTAATTGATTTAAGGCCCATTCACTGGCATCTACTGGACGGTCTTTACGGCTTTGAGCTTCCATAATTTGTGCCCAGCGATCCGTGTCAAATGCTTCTATTTCAGCGGGTGAAACATGACCATTAACAATAGCATCTTGTTCGGTATAATCAATATCTTCGACAAATTCCGACCAGAATTTATTTATCTCCCACAGAGTCACTTTTCTTATCTGATTCAGAAGCCTCTTCATCTTCTTTAATATCCAAAATGGCAAAAGTTAATTTCTTCGCTACTTCTGCAATAGCATCAGTGCTTAAATCGCCACTTTCAAATTTGTGCTTTCTAGCTTTCGTATTAATTCCAGCTACTTCTTCAATAAAAGCTAAGTATTTTTCTGTGATTTTAAGCTCAGTTTCAGAAGTTAAAGTAACTTGGCTTACTTGCGGTGAAATTGCTAAGGCAACTGATTCAACTCTCATATTCCAATAATCCGGATCAGTTGAACCAAAACCAGTTCCATACTTATCTTCTAAGCGTTCTAGCGTATGCTCATCTTCTGATTTAGATTTATCAAGCTTTTGTAAAACGTTCATGTCACGAACTGCACTTGAAAACTTACGTTGTGCATCTAATTGAATTTGGGAAATATCCTTATTAAGTTCACCAGCTTTACGCTTCATTCCAAAACTATGATCTACTTCAATTGAACCTAATCCTAATTCCTTTGCATCTACAGTTATTTGAGTCATTATCTAAATTCCTTTCATATAAAAAAAGCAGGATTCGAACCTGCTTCATTTGTTCCTACCTCTCCCACCCTGCTCTTGCTAATGCCCAGTTCCAGGTCCATGAGATACAGAGGTCTGTTGAAAGCCGTCAACAATATAAGCCAACATGCTTCTTCATTCTTCCAAGCCGGATCTCTATCAGCGTCGCCAACAAAAATTTGGTAAAGAAGGTTATCAGTTGGACGAGCTTGTGGGGTAACTGTAAATGTATCGTGAACAGTTACTGGAGAAGCTGCATCAGTTTGCATATTTACACCTGAGCCTGGTGTAAAAGTACAGTAAGGAAAAGCATAGTAAACAGGGAAACCATGATTTTCAGAAATAGCAATATAAGCTCCTTTAAATAAACGCTTATCTGCACGCTTATAACCACCATGAGTTTCATCTTTATACATGCCTTGCAATAATGAACTAATATCAAAGGGCATGTCGTTCACTGCTAAGGTTGCAGAAATATTTTCAATACCCACTTCACTTTCGGCAATGGTGTTAGATCCATAAACTTTTTGAATAGTCGGATTCAAACCTGTGATATTACTTTGAGTAGTACCTTTAGCAGTTTGTAAATCTGCTTGAAAGACGCCTTGTGTCTTGTATCGTCCATATTTTTTGAATTCATCCACGCTCTTTAATTTTGCGTTATCGTCTTCAGGAGCAATTAATGCTCTTGCAAAACCGTTTAATTCCATTAGTTTAATTTCCTTTCATAATTACGTGTAAAATGAAAAGTAAGCATTGTTTCATCTGTTTCAGGATCAGTTCCTTCATCAGGTCCATAACTCACTTGCCATTTAGGTACTAAAAAAGACACAATCGAATTTTTGATTGTGTCTAAATTAGCTACTTTATTTTCATTTCCAATAAACACTTGGATTTCTATTTCTTGAACTTCTATAGATGGAGTATTTGAGCCATACCCAGCATACCTTCCAATAACTTGAGTTATTAGCAAATCAGTTTTAGTATTATCAATTTTCCCTGTTATTCGCTTTTTATAGTAACGATCTACGCCGGGCACTTTATTTAAAATAGCTTGATATGCGTCATTTATCGCTGTCATGGTTCATCACTTCCTTATATGCTTTTAATTCTGCTTCTGCAACGGACTTCTTAGCTTCTTGTTGTGCCTTATCAAGAAAATGCATGTTTTTATAACGCTTCGGGGACATATGATGCTGCCCATTGTTAACAATTTTTGCTAAAAAATCATAGTATTTTCCTTCAAAGCCCACATCAGTATCGCCCGTATGCAATTTATCAGCCGTATAACCAGGTTTATATGTAATGCTGTCCTGTAAGTGTTTAGTCTTTCGATTCCGATTATGATGCTTAGCATTAGCATGACCCGCAGAGCGCCCTCTTCTATAGATTTCATTACTTCGTGGCGTGTGGTCGTGCAATACCGTACTAAACGCTTCAGCGCCTTCACCAGTGATCTTAGCCTTATCTTCAACGGATAATTTCATACCTTTTTCTACTTCATTAACCCAGTTATTATAAAACTCTCCCATATCATTAGCCATGATCTTCAACCTTCTTAACCGTTACTAAATCATAACTTGTGGGAGAGTTCTTTTCATCTGGATTTATATGAACAACCTCATACATCTCTCCATTAACTATAGCTCTTGAGATTTGATCCCAGAAACTATCTAAGCGATGACGAACTGCATACATTCGCTGGTCAGCTAAATTAAGCCCCTGCGCTTGAATAATTTGCGTTGTGTTCAAAGTATAGGGGATTGCTAAAGTCGTCCACAGAACGGTTATTGTAGGCTTGGGATTGTCGTTTTGGTCGTATTCTGGTTCATCAGATTCTTTGCCAAACTCAATTCTCTGAGTCTGACGACTGGGATTTAGTATTCTGACCATCTTGAGCCTCCAATTCTTTAGCATATCTTCCTCTTAATTGACCAATAATGGCATTCGTCACTATGTCAACATTAACTACAGCCCCAGAAGTAATACTTACTGGATTTTGCACATAAGAAGCAGCTAAAGCATTACAAACTAACGTATATAGTGGTTTATTTTCTTCAGAAATGTAGAAGTCCTTGACATCAGTACCGATTGCATGCTGAACATAACTTTCAGCAGCAATTAAAGCACTAGACATACGTTTTTGTAGGCCTTCATCTAGTGAAGTATCTTCATCAAGATATCCTAATGACCTCTTAAGGCCATCAGTGATCTTAAGATAAGTGGTCATTAAGAATCACCTCTAACTACTTACCAGTACCAGCGGTACCTTGAGCTTGGTTAGCAACAGTCTTAAATGAAGCAGCTGCAAATGCACCATCATCAATTAATTGAACGTCAAATCTGTCAATAAAACGAAGCTTAGTAGTATCGTGTTCGAACGAACCAGCGCCGACATTAGTGGTATCAATTTGCATTTGTTGACGGTCGAATAAAGTAATGCCTTGTTTTAAGTCACCGAAGTATAGTGGGTGTGATCCAGAAACATCAGGTAACCATTTATCAGCAATACGAATTACAGGCTTACCATCGATTAAGTACTTATCTGGGCTAGTAACATCTGGTTGCATTAAGTAACGACCATCTGCATCTTTCACCTTGCTCAAGATGTTATATCCAGATTGGTTAGTAATGAAGCTAGATGTGCTTTCAATTGCTGGATCAAGAGTATTGTTTTCTAAATCCTTGATATTATCGAACTGAGAAATAGTTGGTTTTTTAGGAGCTTTACCCATAACTTCAAGGATCTTAGCATTACGAGTAACAACATCCTTTTTAGCTGCCCAGTTAACCAACCATTGAATGATGTTATCTACAGTATCCTTTAATAAGGTGTTTGTAACAGTAGTAATACCAGCATAACGATGGATTAAGTATTTAACTACTGTTAATTCTGGATCATCGTTATCACCAATTAAGGCAGATTCATCATCTAAGTCTTTTAATGGGGTAATGTCTGCTAATTTTTCGTAAACGCGAGAACCATGTGAAGTAGTAACATTTTCAACATTTGCTAAACTTTCAAGCGAAGTAAATGAACGAGTTAAAGTTCTAATTTGTAATTGAATATCTTCAGGAATAGTTAAACCAGCATTACCAGTACCAGTAGTTCCAGAAGTTACTAAGTTCTTGAAGTCTTTAACAAATTGGTTCTTCATAGCTTGTGCATCTGGCTTACCATCTTTAACAGGTAATGGCTTCTTATTAACTGGTTCAGCATTCAAGTTAGCTCTAGCGTCTTCATATGCTGACTTAGCTAATTCTTGAGCCATCTTAGCATTCTTTAGACTAGCATTTAACTTATTGATGTCATCTACAGAGTGTGAACTTGCATCGTTACCTAAGTCAATGGCAAATTGTGCGCGTTTATCTTCAAGGTCTTGAACTTTTTGTCCAGCCATATCAAACGCGTCTTTTAATTGATTGATATTCATTTAATTTTCCTTTCCAAATAAAATAGCCAACTTCTCTTGAAGTTGACTATCAGTCTTTTTATTTTCTTGTGTAGGTTGTAGAGGTTTAACGACATTCTCGGTCGACTTTTTATGAAGTAAATTTTTAATTTTATTAATCATGTCTGGCTTAACAGATAAAGAACCATCCGCATTTACTAAAGCTGGTTTTTTATCATTTTGAAACATGATCTCATCAGCAAAGCCTTTATCAACGGCTTCTTTGGCATTCATCCAAGTGGTATTGCACATTAGTCGATATACTTCTTGAGCATCTAAGCCTGTTCGTTGGCTGTACAAATCCACAAATGATTTATCCAATGAATTTAGAGCATTTAAATCACTAGCCAAATCATCGCTATTTCCAATTGAAATTGTAGACGCTCTATGGATCATCATCTGTGCTGTTGGGGACATTTCTATACGATCGGCAGCTAATGCAATCCATGAAGCAGCAGAACAAGCCTGACCAGTAATTTTTGCGATTACTTGTCCTTGGTACTCCTTAAGTGCGGTATAGATCTCGCTCCCTGCGTCCACATAGCCTCCAGGAGAGTTAATCTCAAGTGTTACGTCTGATCCATTAGCTTCATTTAAAGCTTGTTTAATAGCCTTAGGATTAATATTCTCATAGCCTAAGTAATCATAGACATCAGCATAATCACTCGGGATCACTTCCCCGTTCATCTGAATTGTTACCATCGTTCTCACCTCCCTCTTGTTGAATTAATTGAATTGCTTGTTGTGGTTCCTTTTCTGGATCTGGTAGATCTTTAGCCAAATACCCGGAGTTTTGCAAGATAAAACGTGCTTGATTACCTGCAATTGTTCCACCTTTTACTGAAGATGAAATAGTACTTGCATACTGATCTCCCATTGCATCAATTGCGAAACGAATATTAGCTGAAATATTAGCATGGAGCTTATCATTTAATTCGCCAACAATTGCTTGTACATAGCGATTTAATGATTTCGCATACTGACCACTTATTTGAGTAATTGATGATTGCTGATCGCCCTGACCATTTAAATAGCTATCTGGTACCCCATAAACTTTCGCAATTTGGTCTCTTGTCCAATCAACCTGATTTAGAAGACTTGCAATATTTCCTTTCACTTCCAATGGTTTGTAATCTTCTAGTGCATCAATTACAACTGGACCATCAGAGTTATGAATTTGCTTTGAAATCTCTTTTGATCTAGCAATTCTAGTTTCAGCATCAAGTAAACCACCCTTCTGTATAGTTAAAACCGCACTAGCCGTTACTGATTGCTTTAATGCCTTTAAAGTTAGTTCATTTGAAGCATCTTTAATTTGTTGTTCATTAATCAGTGCAGAGAGTGGAGAAATACCAGTCTTACCACCATTTTTAGAAAGCAAGCGAATATGAATTACATCAGCAGCTGGTACATTCTCCATATATCCAATAGCTGGTTCATCAAAGTTAATGTTATAGATCAATCCTGAACCATCTTGAAGAAGCATTGGTTGAACTTGTGACGGCCTTAAATACTCCCACGAGAGATCTACACCATTAGTATTCTTGTGTCGGTATGCGTAACAATTCCCATCTAATAAGAGTTGTGCAAACATCCCTTGCCAAAAACTATATCCATTAGCTGTAACACTAGGATTACTAATAATTGATTGTGATCTATCAGACTCAGAAGTGTATCGAACCATAGCTAAATCGCCTGATAATTGCATAATCAGTGAGAAAATATCTGAGTTCTTAAGCGCTGTATCTGCAGAAACATACTTCTGTGCTTCGCCACCTGTTAGGAAGTTAACCCAATCAGGATCGTTTAGAGAAAAGCCTTGAGAGTGAGATTTATTTAGCTTTAACAGAGGCATTACTTACCACCTCCTTTCTCACCACCTGCTGCGATAAGTTCAACTAAATAACCAGAAATTAAAAAGGCTACACCGCCAGCGATGTAACCTAAAGGTTCATTAATTTTAAAAGCTCCAAAAACAATTCCTGCAAGTCCCACCAAAATAGGAAATTACATCAATATACTTCCACAGTTGCTGTTTTAATTTAGTAACCAGTGTTCTCACCTCCTAGTAGTCCTGATTTTGAATTCTTAAACCAATCCAGAACTTGTTGTTCCGTCATTCTGTCTATTTCTGTATCCTTATTATTTAAGTCTGAATTTTCATCAAAGTAATACATAGCTTGATATAGTGCATCAATAATGGCATCTACAACATCAATTTGCAGAGTTGCTTTGTCCTTATCTACGTGAATACCGATTTTATCTGCCTTAATTACTGCATTGAGTAAAGCTTTCTGCATTACTGGATCATTAGGGATAGTAACTTTGTGGGTAACAAAAAGCTCCTGCAAAAACTTAGTAGGATTTGCAAGAGCTGATGTTCTTTGTTGAATATCCATAATATACCAATCAGTATTCACATTTAGTGACTCAGTGATGTTCTTAACTTGATAAGATCCAAAACGGTCATAACCAAAGAATTTAACCTTTAATTGATGTTGTTCAACATAGTTTAAAAGCCATTTATAAATTTGTTCCGGATTAATAATCCCCTGTGGATGTGCTGTAATTGTGCAGTATTCAGGGTAGTTACGATATGTAATTCCATCTTGTTTTTCCTTAGCTTCAATTGATCCAGCTTGTTGAAACGGAATAAAACTATGCTGCTCAATATGGAATTTCCCATCATCATAAGGATAAACGAAACTAAGAGCTGTATTATCAGAAAACATTGAATAATCAAATCCAATAAATACTTCATGACCATCAATATTAAAATCATTATATACAGCATCTTCAACGTCTTTTAAATTAAGATAGCTGTCAGTTGATTGTTTAAGCCAAAGATTTAAATTCTTAGTTTGAAAATCCGAAATATTACCAGTGAGCAAGTCACTATCTCGCTTATCTGTTAAACCTTTTAGTAAATTATCACGTTGATCGGGTAAATCTAAGAGTGGATTTGACTTAACCCAAGTTTCTGGCTTGTAAGTTTCATCTAAACTATCTTGCGACCAAATCAATCCTAGATAGCTGTCAGCATCCCTTTTCCAATCTTGTTCCATCGCTTGAATAATCATTTTTTGGTCTTCGTGAAATGGAACTGTTGGATCAGGATAAGACGTAGAAATTTGTATAAACTGGTGGTTAGAAACTTTAACTTGACCAGAAATAATTTTGCTCACAGTTTCTCGTGATTTAACTTCTCCAATCTCATCAAAAATGGCTGTTCTAAAGTGATAAGAGTCATATTGTCCCGCTTCAAGACTAATAGCACGCAATACATTATTATTTTTCTTCATAATAATTTGATCTGACTGAATATATAAATTTACTTCGTTCGCATAGCTTTTAAATGGCTCAATCTGAATAATCTTTCTCATCATTGATGCAACATAACCAAATAATTTCATGGTCTGTTTAAAGTTGATTGAAGCAACTAGATAATCTTGATTCGATAGTCCCACGCTTTCAATTAAAAATGAGTAACAAACTAAGATAGCCATTTGATAGGTCTTACCTTGACCACGAGCAACAGAATCAATCACACGAGTAAAGCGTTTGTTGTTATCTTTATCACGCCAGCCAAACATAAGAGCAAAAGTAAATTCTTGCCACTCCATAAGTTTTGTTGGCTCTCCCGTATCAACATTAGGACAAATCTTAGCAAACCTCAAAAGTCTATTAGCCTCATCTACATCATAGTGATATGGAAAATCTGGTTGGCCTTGTCTTCTCAAGTCCATTAAATGACGAAAAGAAGCAAGTTTTATCTTATAACCTGCTAATTTTGTGCCATTTAAAACGGAAAATGCGTATAAAGTTGCAGGATCATGATATTTTGTTTTTATGTCTGACCAATCAATGCTGTTAAAAGCGCCCTCAACATCATGTGTTTGCGTTAGATCAATTTTCATGATTTAAAGAACTCCTTCATCGATTCAGCTACTGACTTCTTATCTTCCTCAGGTCCTGCTAGCTCCATCAGTTTACTTCTAGCCTGTGGGCTTAATCCTAATTGCTTACCTATTGTATTAAGCCGTCCTAATGAGTCAGACATCATATTGTAAGCAGGGTTCTTTTTGAAACCCTGAAAATCACGGCTGACCACTGAACCATCCACAGGTGAGAGAGAAGTCTTATAGACTTTTTGCTGAATACCGTGTTTCTGTAGGTCTTCATAAGCTTGTCTGTAAATATCATATGCAGAACAATATTGCTGAATTAAATACTCGTCTGCCCGAATAATCTTATTGCTTTTATTCAAATATGCAGTTAATTTAGGCCATAAATATTTACCGTAAGTTCCAAGCCATTTAGGTGCTTGTGTTGGAACTTTTGGTTTAGTTAAGTCAACATTCATTAGGTTTCACCCCGCTTTCAAAAAAGTTTAAAAATCAACATTTCACACAAGACAACGCTGATTGTGCGGCTCTTATCATAGCAATATACCCGCGGGCTAAATTTTAAATACGCTCAAGTATGATTACACACCTTAAAATAAATCGTCTCAGATCGCAATTATTTGCGTTCTCGTGCATTCATCAATTTATTAATGAGTTCAATATCCGTAATGGCTGGTACATTTTTCAAAGTATTGTGCAGTCCAGTTCCATAGTATCGTTGTTCCCAGCGTGTTTTCTTCGCATGGCAGTCCCTACAGCATGTTACTAGATTGTCTATGTCTCTCATCTTGCTTTGATCCCATTCAATTGGAACGATATGATCGACAATGTTTCCAGGATTTGTTCGACAATATTCGCACAAGCCGAAGTCGCGCTGAAGAACGAGAGCACGAAGCGACTGCCACTCACGTGAGTGATAGAACTTATTCTGCTCTGACTTAACAGAGTTGCGATAGCGAGTGACATGATTGTAGTGCCAAGTTGTAGCGCGTGTCGTGTGACGCTGACGATACTTCTCACGCTGAGCTCTATACTCTGTTTCATGTGCGATGTGTTTAGTACAATAGTGGTCTGGTAATACAGCGAACGCATGACAGCCTTGATACCTACAACGTCTTACTCTTGGCATGTAGTCACCTCCACAAGATATATGAGAGCATAATAAAAGAGCTTGCCGTTTCCATAAGCAAACTCTTTCTAGCGATATCGCAAGCGGATGAGACTGACTATCAGTCTCGGATAAGGTCTAACTATAGTGCAAACTAAATATTGACAAAAAATAAATAATAAAAGCTTAGCGATATCTTATAGCCAGTAACGGAGTCGAACCGTTACCAGCCTTACATATTTGTATTTAAGGAGTGGTGTGAGCATTACTCATTCCGAATTAGCTCACAATAACAATATACCCTTTATTAAGACCGTATAACCATCGCTATAAATCCATTACTTTACCGGTTCATTACCGGTTCTTTTATATTCGTGCAAATCTATTATTGGAGAACAAGCCATATATCTTTGCCAATGGTCAAAACTATCGGCAAAGAATAACTGAGCTCTATGTTTCAACACGTTGTACTGTGTATGGCTATATCTAATTGCCTCAGATACTTGCCAATTCTCCATTTGATAAATGTAAAGATCGCGCATGATTATCTTCGACATTTCAGGTAAATGGTAAATAGTATGATGAATTGCTCTTATCTCAGCTTCAGCATTAAGCCCACGAATTATTGCAGCTTCATTATGATTTTCTCCATTACTATGACCAGGAGCTAAGGATAAGCTAGGCGACCGTAAGTCTGTAAGATTGCGCCCAGCCATTAAAATTAATCTATCTAGATCATCTGTTAAGAATTCGTCAACTCTATTGCATGTCTTCTCACAATCAAATTCTTCAAATAATAAACTCACAGTTTCACTCCTCAATTTAACTGTTATTTTTAATACCTCATTCCTATATTTTAATACATATAATAGCTAAAAGGTATGGATATAAGTAGACTAAAATTGCTTGTAAGTCCTGATATCATAAGAATCTTTAACTCGTTCTGTACCGTGCCCATCGATCATGTGTGAACCTAACGGTATCTGTTCCCAATGGAACTTTTTAAGATGATAAGCTTTATGGCGTCTATCACAAAGATAGTCAATTGCACCAGCAGTAGTAGGTATTTTAAAAGCTTTACGGAGTGCATTTAAGTCTGTATAGAACTTACCATCAATTAAATAGTTATAGTGAGGTACAATCGGAATTCTTGCTTCTCTACGAAAAATTTCAATAACTGACGCTGCAAACTCTGTTTCAGCAGAGATTTCCCACTTATCAAATCCTCGTTCAAGAAGCTTAATACAATTAGCTCGTCTATCTTCAAACGTTCCAGAAGCCAGCTCATGAAGCTTAGTAAGCTGTGGGCTATCCATATCAAAACGATTAATTGATCCGTCCTTTTCTAATTGGTGTAAATAATCATAAAACTCAGTAGAAAGTGTCATGCAATTCCTCCTTCATAGTCATTAAATCCGTATCCTACTAAACCGCCATTAATAATCATTCGAGCATCATCAACTGATCGTGCAATTCCATGAATTATGTTATGAGATGTAAGCATGTGATGAAAACGTATCTGATCTTCTCTTGGTTTACCAGTTGCATTCTTAACTTCAATATAGAAAGCTTGCCATCAATCCATCTAAAGCCTGACAAGTCGGGAAAACCAGAAGGTAATCCAGTAGAAAAGAAACGCCCATCTGGTGTTCTCATCTTTCCAACGTTAGCACGGAACACTGTACAACCATGCTTGGATAATTCAATTTGTATCTTGGATTGAATACTATGTTCAGATTCAGACATTGGTTTCACCTGCTTTAATGTAATTAACGATTATTTTCAGAGCTTCTTCATGACGTTCAATGTTATCAATTGTTGAATCATTAAATTTTGTTTGTGCATTAAAAGCTTTAGAAATCGTTTTATAATACTCGTCAATTTCTTTCAAAGTTTGTCTACTAATACTTGGTGATTTCTTTTGCAAATAATTGCTATAAAGGCAAAGTACAATGACCGTCAAAGGTCCAATTGTGTTAATGATCGTCCAAATCAATGTCAGCCTCCTGAATAAGCGTAATATCTTTAGTCGGAATATAAAAAAGACGAGTATCAATCGGTTTCTGACTAACCACATAAGAATTAGAGCCATAAGTAAAGTCAGGTTCGTATGGTTCATCTGTTAATCCTACATAAGTTCTAATAGGCATTAAAGGATTAGAATATTGCGTTAGTTTTATATCATTCATTTCGTCAGGACTACACAAAACTGTCATTTCGTCTTGAGAAAACCTTTTTAAAAAAATCATTGATCTAATCTTCATAATGTTCTCCAATACATCTGCAACCATAGTAGTTAATTGTTTGTAACCATGTTTCTTTTGATCTTCCTTTAATTGCTTAATGGTAGATTTCTTAATAGGCATATTGGTTAAGTTAATAATATCTACAGGCTCTGTGATACGAGTATCAATCTCTAAATTAAAGACAGTTCTACCAGGATAGAACCCTTTAACTCCAAGACTTAAATTATTAATTGAGATATCTAAGCCAGAGTATTCACTTTCTATCGTCTTTTTCAATTCGTACTTTAGTTTTTCTTCGTTGCTTAATTTTCTTAATGCGTACATTATTTTTCCTCAATCTTCTTTGGTAATAGTTCAGTCTGAACACTAGTAAAGTCAACTGTTAATTTATTTTATGCAATCTCGTTAAGCGTGTTTAAATTTATTTTCTTAGAATCAGCAACAAGTGTAATCACTACATCACTACCATCTGCTTTAAAATTTTTAATACCTGCATCAAATGATAATTGATTACCTTTTAATTGCTTATTTGTATTGTCTGTCATTTTCATATACTCCCCACATATAGAATCAATATAGCTAGTAGAATTAAAAATGCTGCTGCAAAAATCCAATCTGACATGCTACTTATCTTCAATTAAACTTCGTAAGTAATAATTGCTTCATAGTTTGAATTACTTGATGTGTACTGAATATCTATAATCTTTCTATTGAGTTGATTAGAAAAACGTTCTATATCAAATTCAAACTCATAATTTTCGTATTGTGGTCTAGTAATAATCTTTGTTTTAATCATTCAGCTAATCTCCTCTAATTAACCCAGCTTCTTCAGGCATAAATGAACGCCACCATAACTGCGACTCGTCTAATATCATGAAGAATTGGATCTTGTAACCATTCTCGATACTTATCGCTTACTGGCATATAGTCACTTGCAGCTCCAAGTTCCCAGTCCTCTTTCAGGGCCTTTTCATCATCAATCTCCAACAAAATTCTGAAAGCACCTTGAAAAGTTAAGCCGCCATGTTTCATTTCATCAGATAACCAATCAATTCTTGCTTGAACAAAGTCTGGTAAAGGGAAGTTCTTTGCAGGTGGCGAACACTTACCATCTATCACTCGCCAGCCATAAGCCCAACGATAACTTTCTTCAACACTATCTTTCTCTACTTTAAATTCTTTCATAGTTTCCTCCCGCATTTAGGACAGTATTCAATGTAAGCCATGGTCTTATATTCGTGGTTATTAGTAATCACTATTGACCATAATTCATCACCATTTTGAATTTGCAAGATATGTCTGAAAGTATAATCAACCAGATCATCTCTAATTCTTTTTACACCTTTACAATATGGGCATTTTTCTTGTTGTTTAGTCATGAGTTAGCTTCCTCCCACACATACGTTTATCTATTACTTCCATCAGTTAAGCTTCTTTCTTTGAATGTTGGCCTGTAAATTAAATCCAAATTTAGATATTTCATTCGGCTTAATCCCAATTTTGTCTGGATATTCATAGATATCTTTAGGGGATCAATATCTTCATCTTCTAACCAAGCTTCTTTTACTATTTTTAAATACACACGTGCCTTATCGATATCTCGAAACAATTTTGTATAAGTATTAAAATCACGCACACCACTTGGATTATCCAAATTATATTGTTCAATAATTTCTACTACATATACATCTCCAATTTGATCTTCACTTGGAAAATCGCAATAAGGACATTTATCATTTGTTGCTATCATTTCATATCCTCTTCCAATCTGTAATAAATATAAATTGAATGTCTTTTTGAATAATCGTTACAAGGTTTAACCGTATAGCAATCTATTTCTTTTGGTAAAGGTTCATTAGGCTTAATTTGATGTACCATATTAAGCAACTGTTTTTGACTTAATTTGATCGTAGGATCATAACCTTCTATAAAGGCCTCAGCACAGCAAAATATCATTCGATCACCAGCTTTGGCGTTTACTTTGTGCCAATTTGAGTAATAATCTTGGCATTTCTCCATTGATTCATAAGAACTAGTCTGGCCAGTTGTATATTGGTTAATTCCTTTAAAATTTAAAACCATATAATCACTGCCATCATCTGTAATTACAAGACCATAATTAATACCATCTGTGACTACATCCCCCCAAATGCCACTGTTCTTCTTTCTTATCTTTTGTTTTGTCAATTATTTCCATTTTTATTTCTCCGTTTGAATATCTACAAGTTCGATTCCAACTAACATTTCAGGTAATGAGTCTAAAAAATATTCTGTTTCGCACTTTTCCCCAGTATTACTTATCAAAATAGCTCTAAACCAGTTCTCTCCTTCTTCATCTTGTCCCAGATCTTCAAATTCAAAATCAAGCTTACTAGTTTTTTGTTTGAGTAAACTTAATAAGGTATCCCCATCTTGAAAGTCGGAAAGCATATCAGCAAAAGTACAATTACCTCCAATTTCAACAAATGCAGTCCCTGTATACTCCCATTGCTGAAACGTTAATTTTATTGTCTTTTTCGAAAAACAATGTATATAATTTGGATCAAATGATTTCATAATTAATCCTCCACAACTAGATGTGCGTTTACTTTTTCGACATGACCATATACGTTTATTTCTTTTAGCAGATCTCATTGAGGAGATTATTAACTCTACATCTCCTGCATTACGGTCTATGCCTACCAGAATGTAAAGATTGTTAGCATCACATCTATAGGCCATAATCATTCCATAGTTTTTGTCATCTGGCTGATTATAGTAACAAACCACATCTCCAACTTTCCAATCTTCATCTTTACTTTTTCTACGTTTATCAATAACTTCCATTGCTTAATCCCACCCATCATTTGAATAATTATATTTATGGCTATTAATTAGAGCCGTCAATACTCTTTCCACTGCATAATCAGGAACAATAAGAGTAACCAAATCTTGAATGTCGTCAAACATATCTTGTAATTCAGGAGAAAGATCCTCTTTAAAAATTTTTCCTTGTAAATAAGGCACAGAAACATTGAAAAAATCGGCTAGTGCTTGCCATGTTTCAGGTTTTGGGTTTCTAAATCCGCTCTCATATGCACTAATAGCTTGATTGCTTGCATTTACCTTATTACCTAATTCAGCTTGGCTAATATTATTAGCTATTCTTAAATTCTTAATTCTATTCATTTCTTTACCTCAATTAATTTCAAAAACCTATTCCAGTTACGGTAATATTTTTGAATTTCTTTTTCGTAATTTATTGGTGTTCCATCGGGATGCTCCCAATGATTTTTAGTGAATTTAATCTTATCTATAGCCATAATACCACCCAGCAAACAATTGTCATTAGAATTAGGAAACATCCACACGTGAGAATGAGAGCTCTCCAATCAGGTTGTTTTCTCATAAAATATTCCTTAAATATATAATTTGTTAGCACTCTAGTATGTCGACTGCTAAATTGTGTAGGGTTGTGAAACAAATTGCTACTTTTAACTATGCCTCGATCTTACAGCCACAAGGGGTGTGTATAGTTGTGTATAGTTAGTGTATAGTTTGTTTTTGTTTCACGCTTACTCTCCCAAGGGTTGTGTATAGTTGTGTATAGTTTTTTCTTTTAAAAAAGATTTATAAAAAAATAAATATATAAAATATATAAAAGTATTGTTTTTAAGGCCAAACTATACACTAACCCTACACTGCAAAAGGTGTAATCCTCACAGCCACAAGGGATGTGCATAGTTTTTCAACCCTACACTAACCCTACACTATTTATTAAAGCCATATTGTTGATTGACTTGTAAATCTATTCCTAAGTAATAATTGCCTGTATTCAATCTTTTCCGTTCAAAGCGCTTAGTAATTTCTTTACCAAATTTTGTATTATTCATTCCTTCCCAATTATTAGTTTCATTAGCCCAGTTTTTGTAAGCATCCAAATAAGTCGGAAGCTTAACCTTATAACTATCATTTGTTACACAACATTCATCGATAAATGCTTCAATGACATCCATCTCTTTACGATACTCATTGCCAGCATTCTGAATGACATCAGGTGGATTTAATCCTTCACTTTGCCACATCATAGCTCCTTCAATAGCCCACTTAAGAATGCCCATAGATTCAGCTTTTAATTTATCTTCTAGTTTTTTATCTACATTTTCTTTTTTAACCGTGTGGGTGAAAGGGATGATTACTAATCTTCTCCAAATACCTTCATCAGTTCCATAGATCTTAGGTTTGTGGTTTGTAGCCATAAACAATTTGAACACTGGATCGAATTCAAAGTCTTTACCGTATTGATATCTAGCGACCAATGTATCTCCACCAGTCATCTGTTTTACCAAAGACTCGTCTAATCGATCTCCCTCATTAGCTTCACTTGAAACAACTAATCTAGCTCCTTCAAGCCTAGCAATATCAGACGTTGCACCTTGCGAACTACCAATGCGTTTCTGCATAATTGTAGTAGCATTCATCGTTTTGGCATAAGATCCAAAGATGTATTTAACTATATTCAGTAATACTGATTTACCATTACGACCATTTCCATAAAGGATAAACATTTTTTGTTCAGCATTTGAGCCTGTCAAAGAGTAGCCTATGATTTTTTGAACGAAGTGTATTAATTCTTGGTCATTTTGAAATGTTTGATTTAAGAACTTAATCCATAAAGGGCAATCTACATTCTCAGAAAAATCTACTCCTGTTTCTTGAGTAAACATCTTATTGTATTTGTGGTTGTGAAGTGTACCATTGGTTAAATCAATATAACCAGATGGTGTGTTCAATAGCATGTGTTCTTGATCCCATTGATTGTGAAGTACAGGAACTAAGTGCTTTATTTCGTTAACCATGTTTACTTTGCTAGATCTTGATCTTTCACGCTTTTCAAACTTCTTCCAAGCTTTCTTATAGTCGTCTTCGTCAACATCTTCAGGTATTACATGTTTTTCATTTTTTAGATTATTGATTACTTTGTCTGCTGCCTTTTCAATCAATCCTTGATTATCTTGCTTCCAATACGAACCATTGTAGACATACCATGTCTCATCAACCATCGAATATATGATACTATGTGGAAACATATCCAAAAATCTCTGAGCCATACCCATATCATCCCAAGAACGGGGTGGTGTTTCTTTTTGGCTTGATTCTTGATTAAATCCGTAAACGTTTAGTGCCTCATCATCTTTAGTTGAGAATGTATTAACTGTATCGTTGTTTGCTTTGTTTAACGTAGCAATGCCATATGTAGTTGCTCCTCTTTTCTCATCCCATTTAGCACGCATCAAGCTAGAATTTCTGAAAATAGTATCCATTTTTTGGAAATTCTTACCAGTCCAGAATGCTAAGTCGTTTGCGAAAGCTAAATCAGCCTCTGATTGAGATGTATAGAACTTTTCCCAACCACCAGACATGAAGAGCTTATCTCGTTGACCACGACTTGATGAAAGCATTCTATTGATAATCTCGCTAATTGAAAGATCATTAATGGGCTTATCTTGGTAATTAGATATATCGATAACCTTATCTTTACCAAACAAGAATTCATAAAGATGTTTCATATCTGAATTATCAAGAGATTGAATTTGGCTTGATCCGATAGTATTGCCAGTCAAAGCGAAGAAACGACCAGCTTCATACATTTCATAATTACCTTTTCTTCTGTGCTTACCTGGAATTTTTCCCTTAAAAACAGCATGAATTCCTTTTCCTGATTGGCTGACCTCCATGTACGTCTTCTTAGTTAATTTTCTAAACGTTTCAACTAATGTTTCAGGCGCTCCCACTAAGAAGTCTTGTAAGTCGTTTCCAATATTATCCACATCAAGCCCTACATAACCATTTGCAAAGTAGAATGCTAAACCATCTGCTCTCTCAATCTTATCTAGGGCACGAAGAGCTGTATTGAAGTCTGACCATGTACTCGGGTCATTAGACTTACCAGCTGAGCCATCGTATGGATTAATTGGTATCTTACTATTCTTCTTACGAGCTGGAACATACTTAAGTTCAAATAATCCCCACTGCTTTAGATTACGCAGTTCTTGTGGGATTGTTTCGTAATTAAATTTAGGCATTTAATCACCTCGATTAATGGCATAAACTTACAATCCATTGGATTACCGCACCAATGAAGTTAGGGAAAAGTGCAACAAACAAGAAAATTAGAGTAATGAAAAATGCTGGAATAAGTCCTTCTATAATTGCTTGTTTTCGAATATCTTTGAAATTGGTTGCAAATGCATCACTAAACATCATGGCTAGAAGCAGTAGCCAAATTCCTCCAACCAATAGATACCAAAGTATCAGCATTACTTTTATCATTCACAATCTCCTAAAATGGTAAATCTTCATCTGAGATTTCATCTGAATTGTTAGTTTCCTTAAATGGATCTTCTGCTTGGGCATTCTGTAGTGGGTAATCTGTTTTTCTGAAACTATTAGCCCACACTTGATTTCTTTCCTCACTCTTACCCTTATATTCAGATTTATCGATAGTGACTTTTACTTTAACAGCTTTGCCGATTAATTTGTCGCTCCAATCATCCCAATCTGCTACTGGAGTATTTTCGGGATATCCTGCAGCCTTCATAATGAAGTTCAAATCTGATGGATCGTACTTGTTTGTTTTCTTTCTTTTCCAAATATTCATAAATACTATGCGGTTATGTTGCTTACCGCTTGTATTAGGCAATGCTTGGTCTAAGTCTTTTCTTATTCTCAAATTCATTGAGATGTATTCTGTACCACCTGGTGTTGCATCTGGGTGTGTATCTTCAATAATTACTTCATATACACCTTCTGGTACTGGTTTATTGTCGTTATTTTCTAAGTTCTTATAATTTGTTGTGAATAATGTCATTTTTTATTTCTCCTTATCTTCTTTGTAATAAATCTTTAAATATGGTTTGTAGTTCTTAACGAAGCCATGTTTCTTAATTACTTCATGATTTTTAAAGAACGTATCAATCTCTGTATGTTCGCTTAATAGAAATACTTTATTTTTAATCATCTAATTAATCCTTTTGCCTTGGCTCTGTGCCATGCCCAGCCAGGTTTCTTACCAGTTGCTTTACCATAAATTGCAAACTCCTTAAATGTAGTAAACGTGCTAGGATCTCGAAGTAATAACTCCTGTTCCTTCTTTTTACGTTCTCGCATTTCTTTTGCATCAAGGTTGATCTTTTCAAGCTCGGCTCTCTTGTCTTCTGCTAATTTTCTAAATTCAGCTTCAAAACTATAACCGCATAGTGGGCATTTATGATAACTAGCCATGATTACTCCAAAACAGTTGGGACAAGTTTTAATGGCTATTCCATCACTACCTCCCTCTCTTTGTGGGTGTTTAGCACGATCTTCTAGTGTCCACACTCTATCCATATCTGGTAAGCCAAAACGGGTATAGTTAGCCACTTGGTCGATTATTATTGCTTGCTTATCTGGCTGATATCTCATACATCTCATAGATTGTTGAATGAATAAAGATAAAGATTGCGTAGGCCGTAACATTATTACTGTTTCACAATCTGGGACATCTACTCCTTCACCATATAGTTCAGCATTTACAAGGATTTTTATTTTTCCATCTCTAAAATCTTGCATTGCTTTATCTCTATCCTCTTTTTTGGTTTTTCCGTCTACTTCTTTTGCTGGGATGTTATTCTTGTTAAATTCTTTTGCAATTTGTTGGCAAGAATGAACACTATATGAATAGATAATTGCCTTGGTGTTATTAGCGAACTTATGGTAACTTTGTATAACATCTCCATATACAATATTTTTACCCGCATTTTCTATAGACTTGTGTGTATAGTCTCCAGTTGATGATTTTTTCAGCTTAGTTTGATCTATTAGATTTACGGAGTAATAGGTATATGGCGCTAAATAATGATTTTCTATAAGCCATGATATTTTTGGCCCTAGTACTAAATCATCGTAGATATCTTTAAAACCTTTTCCTGATAATCTAACTGGGGTGGCTGTAAATCCTAAAATGTGTGCATTCTTAAAATGATTATTAATCTTCTTATATGTTTTTGCCAAACTATGATGAGCTTCATCTACCAATATATAATTGGGGGTCATAAGCTTTTCTAATCTTCTCGATGCCGTTTGTACCATATAAATTTCGCACAAATTCATATTTACTCCCCATGAAGAAAAAGTATTTTTTATTTGTTTTACTAATTCTCTTCGATGAACAACAAATAGTACTCTTTCACCATTACTGGTAATTCTTTTTGCTAATTCGGCCATTGTTATAGACTTTCCAGAGCCAGCTGGCGATTGAATTAAGACGTTTTTGTGCCCGTGCTTAAGAGATAATCGTAAATCATCAATTAACTTTTTCTGATAACTTCTAATCGGCATGTCCATAGTTCCCTTTTCTAGTAGGGATTGTGACTGCTTCAATAGGATCCCAGCCTCTTTTTATTCTTGAACTAGCGGTTGCCATTGGTATGCCATATACTTTTTCCCATTGGGTTAAATTTTTAGTTTCGCCATTAATAGTGACATTGACATAATGCCTATCTGGAGTTTCAAGTGCTTTTTGTGGTGACATACCTTCATTTACACGTTTAAGAATTGTGGTGTAGCTAAAATTACTTTTATCAGCCCATTCTGCAACTGTTTCGCCATTGATGATGTGATTATTTCTTCTATTGTTTTGTTGAGTTTTTTGGCTTACCCATCTGCAATTTGATGGTTCATAATTGCCATTTACATTTATACGATCAAGAGTTAGCCCTTTTTCATATCCATGATTGTTTGCCCAATTATAAAAATCCCAAAAATTATTTTTCCATTCAGAGCAAACTGATATTCCTCTAGCTCCATATGCTTTAAATTTATGATTATTAGGATTGCAACAACGTTGTTTCATGCCATTCCATACTCCATACAACGGAATATCTTTTACTCTCATTTATCTTGCACCTCAAAAAAATCTTCCACTTTACAGCCTTTACGGCCATCTAAACGATTTTTAGCATAGGTATCTATACTTCCTTGCATAATCAAGCCACGCTCTCCCGTCTGTGGTTTTTGAACCATACGGGCTACTACATCACAGTTGCCTAAGATGTAATCTCTAGGATTAGGTCTAATATCTGGTCCGTATTGCATAAATTCTTGACCGCTTGGATCAGTTACCTTATTTTGTGCCTCCCATGCGGTCACTAAAATATTGATATTCCAGCTAAAGCATTTAGCAATAAACCTAGTGATAAGCGTAGTCCATTCGTTATAGTCAGACATCTTATTGTCTAACCCTGTTCTTGTCTCACGAGCTTTTTCGATAAAAAACAATTTTTGCAAATTGCTAACGTTATCAATAATCAAGTTATCGTACTTGTCTGGTTTAAAAGCTTTTACAAAGTCTGCTAGATCTTCAATTGGCTTTTCTGGATCAATTGACCAGATATCATTTTTGCCTTTCCAGAAATCAATTCTGTGGAAACTTTCATCAAGACTTAATAGGTAAGTTTTACCTTTTAAATATTTACTCAAAGTTGTTTTTCCAACACCAGGCACGCCATATACAAGCCAACGATACTTAGTACCTTTATCCTCGTCCCATTTAAATGCTGGCATTAGTACTCATCTACTTTCTGTTTATCTGCTATTTTCCCTAATTTAATAATTGCTTCATCATAAACTGCTCTAATCGTGACAATAAATTGTTCTTCTGGTTTTCCATGAAAACTATCTAGATTATCCGGACGCTTGCTTTTTAACCATCTTTTTGCTTTACCGATATAACCATTGTTTTGCTTGAGCGCCTCTTCAACTAATTTATTGGGCCATTCTTTGATAGCTTGCTCAACATCGTATTGCCACTTTCTAAATTCATCACTCATTGCTTAAATCCTCCATGTGGTAGCAATCTGTTAGAATTTCCATGAGATAATCTTGTGACCAACCGTTATCAATTGCGTCTAAAATCTCATCGAAGAAATTAAATTCAGTTGTATCCATTTCATGAGTAAGATCCGATACACCTAGCAAATGTAATCGATAATTTAAAAACTCTGCAGGAGTATGGAAATCTGAATCTAACACATTCGAATTGTTGCTAATGATGTACAAATTGTCACCGCACCATACAGCTAGTGAATCAGTACCTTTTAGTCGATTAATTCGCTCCATGTTTCCATTGTCATTGATTGCGCCTAATAACTCTTTGCCTGTTTTTGCTTCCACGGTTCTGCCACCTCTTTATATTTATAAAACGCGTTACTACACAACAGTTTTGCTTCGTTACTCTCTTTCAAAGGATCGTTATGCTTGATTCCTTGTAGTAAATTACTTATTTTTCTCATTTTTTCTGTACCTCATTTCGGTATCACACATTAGCCAAACGACTAAGCTTAGGGTGAAAATATCTAATGGTATGTCTAACATTCGACTTGTTACACCTAAAATCACTGTGATAACTACAGACCAAGTTATTCTGTATATACTTTCTTTCATAAAATCTCCTTAAATATTGGGAAAAATCGCATTGTACATAACGAATGTGAATGAAACTAATGCTAGAATTGCAGTAAACATAGTTGCTAGTTCTGTTTCTCTAATAGTGAAATCAGTGCCCATAAATTTATTAATTTTGTAATTAATCCACTTGCTCATAATTGACTCCTAAACTAAACCAAATTGTTCATTATAAATTTGCTGTGACTTCCACTCTAGGAACTCTTCAAATCTTTTAGCCTTAACGTGACATCTTCGTTGGCTTTCCATTATAATTGCATCTTTATATGGTGAAATTTGACATTCCTCACGTCTTCTACGCCATGTTGAGTATGACCAGCCGTACTTCTTTTGAATCTCTTTAGGCGTTAAAATATCAGCCATTCTAAGCACCTCTTATAAGTTGAAATCTCTAATTACCTTTAAGATGAACCGATTTCCTTTAGGTGCTTTAATGCGTCCTGAAAGATAATCTGTTACATCTTGTTTAGGAATGCCGTAGGCACTAGCTAGTTTTGAAATGCTTATACTATTTTCTTTTAAATACTTTTTAATTAGGTCTCTTCCTGGTTCGATTGTTGGCATTTTTTTCACCTCACTCTTTTAACCAATAAGCGCTAATATAATTGCTATAATTGACAGAATCATTGCTATAATTGAAATGGCAATATTTTTTTGTGTATTTTTATCCATGGGGGACCTCACTTTGACTCTTTATGAAATTATTTCTGTTATTGTTGCTTCATTAGCCTTTTTGCTTTCGCTTTATTCTGCGATTAATACCTATTACGAAAAACACATCAAAATTAAGCTTTATAAACGATGGGTTCATGAAGTATCTACATCAATTAAATGTAAGTTTATTAATTAGTAATATGTCGTCCCGTCCAGCTACCTTAACTCACATATTTTTGAAAAATAATGATGATATAGTTGAATCATCTTGGCATCATGCACGTTTATTAAGTCAAACGATTGATAATAAAGAAAAAATTTGTTGGTCAGACGTTACTCCTATTAATATTCCAGCTAGGTCTAGTTCCAGTCCTATAATTTGCTTTCAGCATTTGAATAACTTTAAATTGACTAATAATCTAATTCTTATTTATATAGTTGATGGCGTTAGATATGAGCAGTCTCTTAATGTAAATCGAGTTTTACCAAATAGTGATATGTTAATTGCACTGGATTATCAACTCAAACATAATAATTAATCCAGAAGCCTTAATTAGGCTTCTTTTTTTGCTTGAATTATTGCACTTCTTATATCCATATTCGGTTCACCTCTCTTTCTGCTAAACTAAAATCATCTGATAATAAGGAGATGATTCCATATGGAAAGTATTGTGTTTACTCTTGAATTTGATGATATTTACTCAAACGAACGTGCTAATAAGTATTTACAAAAGGGTTGGAAGCTTCTTCATGTAGGTACTAAATTAGTAAATTCAGGTGAACCAGCTGACTACGAAACGAGCTATGTAGTCGGTGCTAATGCTGAACAATATGCTGAGTATCAAAAAGAACAAGAGAAAACTAAAAATGCTGGACAAAACGTAAAAGATTGGCTTAATAACAACTAAATCTTTTTGTCAAGCAAATAATTCAAAAGTACTTGGTTTGCACAATCAAGTGCTTTTTTTGCATCTTCATAATTAAGATCATGGCTTCTTAAAACAGCAATGATTTCTTTAGCTATTGGAATTTGTTTAAGTGTTTCAGTTGCTTCAATAGGCTTAGATGTCACTGTGTATCTTTTCAATTTACTCTTCCTCATCAAGATAAATTTCACTCATACCAAGTAAGTCACATACATTGGCTAACAATTCATAATTGGATTCTTGAAGATCCTTTAATTCAAACTTTCTGTTTCCAGTCTTAACCCCTGAATCAATAATTGTTGAAACTTTGCCAAACGTTGTACCAGGGCTATTCAAAGCAACTAATTCTTTAAGCGCATCTTTTACGTTTTCATAATTCATAATTATTCCTCCAATTCTTTCTTAACTGCTTTTATCCCTTCATCAGTATAAAGCCATTGCGGAACTTCTTTATCGGAATATTGAGACTTGCTATTAGCCCAGCGACCGTACTTGTTTTGTCCCGGCTGTTCAGCCTTTAATCCCAATTTATTAGCAATACGACCTACCTTTTGGGCACTAATGCCTAACTTCTTTCCAACTTCTCCTGCACTGTAATATTTAATTTTCATAACTGGAATGGTCATTTCACCAGTTAAGACTTCAGCTGCTTTTGCCAATAAAGCTTCCTTTGAACTAGTTGATTCAGTTGCCATTGCTATTTTGTAAAGAATATTTGCTCTTCTTGTAGCTGAATTATCTTTCATAATTGCTAAACGTTCTTGATTAACAATTGCTGGCTTGTTTTCCTTAATCGCTACACGCATATTGAAGTAATTATCTACTAATTCATCGTAGATATCCCAAGCTCTGTCATCGTCCATAATTTTCAATAACTTGGCATATCCACGCTCGGATAATAAGTAGATGTGTTTTGCATTTCCCCATTGGGCTTTTGTAAATCCATATTCATAAAACAGGTGATTTCAAATCACCTGTTTTAGATCAATGGTGTCAATTCCATCTTTAAACCTTAAACGATTATTGTTGATAAGCTTATTGATTTCCTTAACCAATCTGCTATGGACTAATGCAATATCTCTCGCAAGCATTGCTTTCTTACCTTCACCAAATCCCCCTTCAATTCCAGTGAATTTAATTTTTCCGATCTTCTCTTGACCAATTATTTTTAAAGCTTCCATTTATCTCCTCTCCTTTGCTATTACTGTGTGAGCTTTCATAAATTCATCAATAGCGGTTTTGCTAATACGTTTAGAGCCGTTGAATTAGATTACTGGTAAGCCATCTTTAACAGCTTTACGCAAACTATCGTATGAATTAAAGCCCATATAGTGCATAGCTTGCTTAAACGATAAATACTCTGTTGTCATGTCTATCACTTACCATTTATTTACTATGTAAGTAAAAATAATAGGAAAAATGTTGCATATTTTACGAAAAGCCGTAAAATTAAGGTGTAATAAATAAAGCAATTAAACGAATCCCCATTCAATTAAATTGCATTTATTAATACATGTTTTTTTCTATTAATTTAACTTACAAAATTATAATAACGAGATATCGTAAAAATGTCAATGATATTTCGTAAATTTTTTGTAACTTTTTTGAGGTGCAAAATTGAACGTATATGAAAATGTTAAAAGAATTGCTAAACAACGAGGATTAAGTCTTCAAAAAGTTGCAGAGCAGGCAGGTCTAGGCATCAATTCTATTTATGATTGGAGAAAAATAGATCCTTCTATTTCTAAAGTTCAGAAAGTAGCCGATGTCTTAAATGTAGATTTAAACGATTTGGCTTCTGGGGAAGCCGATAATAGCTCAATCACAGATGCAGATCTTGACGAGATGCTTGATAATGCTAGATCGTTTGATGGTAAGCCAATGACGGATCATGATAGAGAGCTAATTAGATCTTATTTGAAGGGTTTATACGACGCAAAGTAAGGTGACAATATTGGATAGTCATTTAATGAAACTACTCAATAAATACCACTTAAAATTGAAATTTCTCCCTATGGATAGAGATGGATATTTGGTAAACGGTGTGGTATTTGTGCGTGAAAACTTATCAGATGAACAGATTGAAAAAGTCATCTTACATGAAGTTGGTCATGCTAAAAACGATCCTCTCATTGTGGGAGATTACAAGTATATTGGTTCAGCGCATTCTTGCAGTGAATGCAAAGCTAATAATTTCATGGTACATGAGAAAATCAAGCAATTCGTAGCTATGGGAAATGATCCTAATGAAGCAAATTATGTAAATATTGCTATCGGCTTGGGTATCAATAATTTTGATGAAGTCCGTGAAGAGCTATTAAATTACATCCCAAAATAAAAAAAGCCACCCTTTCAGGTGGCAAAAGAAAAAGCAGGCATCCCTTTAAGTAAAAGCTCTTAGGGCGCCCGCTCCGATCGCGCATCTACTATATTTGTTCATCGTCCACAATACCAGTGACGTTAAACCTAAGGCAATATGTGGAGGCTAAAATGGCTACTATTTGTTCCTTGTGTAATAAAAAAATATCTATTTTTAAAATGAGATTGAAATTTAAAGATGGTGTTGTGGGTCAAAGTTGCTTAAGCGAGTTAAATCTTTGCAATTTTTGGGCGTTTGAGCCCGGAGCAAAAGAATATGCTGAAAGTCATACCATTGCTGACTTAAAAGAGTTACAAACAAGTGGTAAAGACTTTACAAATATTCAGGATCAATATATTGACGATGAAACAAAGAAAGAACTTCAAAAAAAACAAGAAAAGAAACAAGAGAGACAAGAGAAAATTGAAGTTTTAAAAGAGTTTAAAGATGACGGAGCTACAAAGTTTTCTAGTTATTACTTCGATTTAAAGAAAAATCAAATACTGAGTTCTGGTTCTTTGACTACTTCATGGAGAGTTATCGATTTTAGTGAAGTTCTTTCTTATCAAGTTAATAGAAACGGTCACTTAGAGCAAAAACATCATGGTATAGCTCGTGCTGTAACCGGTGGTATATTAGCTGGTGGAGTTGGAGCTATTGTTGGAACTACAACCGGTGAAAACACTGACTATATTGATCATCTAGGTTTAGTAATCAATCTATCGGATGGTACTAACTTTGAAGTGAAATTTTTAAAAACTAAAACTAAAACAAATAGTTTTACTGTAAAAACGGCAGAAGGTGAATTAAGAAGTTTAATCAGTATTGTTCAATCTGGTATGAACAAAGCACAAGAAAAGGCTGAACAAGAACAGACTAAAGCTAATACAATAAAAATAGAAAGTAATGCAGATCCTGCTGAAGAAATTAGAAAATTTAAAAAATTAGCAGACGAAGGCATAATTTCAAATGAAGAATTTGAAGCAAAAAAGAAACAACTGCTAAACTTACAATAAACAAAAAAGACCCGCAAAGCGCTGGTAACACTTAACGGGTCGGTCATCACTCTAACCAATGTTCAAAGCAAACACATATATATGCTAGATGAAAAGTTGAGCTGGTAACTCAACGCTTTCGTCTACCCTATTTTAGCACAATGGAGGTAAAAATCAAATGGTTAAATATTATACTCCTCAAGTAGAGCCTTTAAAAAATGGCAAATTTAAATACTCAATTAGGTATACTGATCCCTCTTTCCTGGGCGTACATAAGAGTTCTACTACAATTACTAAAAACACTGCTAAGGCTCGAAATTTAGCTGATGTGAAAGTCAAAAACATGATCCAAGATAAGTTAAATATTCAATCTATTAAACAAATTACGATGGATAAACTTATTGAAGATTTACAAACTAATATGTCTAATCAGGGCTTAGCACCTAAAACTTTAGATACTTACTTTGCTTGCCTTAGTAAAATTTCTAGGACTTTCGGAAAAAGATCGGCTGATTCTATTACTACTATTGAACTTAATACATACATTAATAATCTTCTTTATAAAGATGAATTATCTAATGCTACTGCACATAAATATCATGTGGTTTTTACAAAACTTTTTGATTTTGCAATTCAATTTGGGTATGCAAGAAAGAACCCGGCTTTAAAAGTGAAAATTAATTTTAAAAATGAACGTGCTAAGAAACAAGACCGAATAGAGAACTGGTATCTTACTGATAAAGAATTGAGTAAATTATTTAACCATTGTTTGGAAAAAAAGAGAAATGATTTTTACGCTTTATTCAAAATGCTATACCTTACTGGTATGCGTCTAGGAGAAGGATGTGGGTTGCTCGTAAAGAATATATTTCAAAATAAAGAAACAAAGCTATGGTATGTTAATATTTCAGGTACTTTAATTAGCACTGAAGGTCATCGCAATGAAAGACAGGAGTTTACCAAAACTTCCTCTAGTCAACGAACTATTGTTTTGCCTAAAGAAGCAGTTGTGATATATAAAGAATTTTCTAAGGGACAAAACTCTAATGATTTCCTATTTCATAATAAATACAGTAATACTAATGGACCGATAAATACATCAGCTGTAAGTAGATTTCTAAGAGAGTTTGTAAACGAACAGAAATGGAAGAAAAAAGCTACCTCGCATATATTCCGACACACTCACGTTTCCAAACTTGCAGAAGAAGGATATCCATTAAGTTTAATTACAGATAGAGTTGGTCATGCCAATTCTGATATTACAAGAAAAATTTATTTACACGTTACCCATAAACAACACTTAGAATTCGATGAAGCTATGCAAAATTTTGAATAAAACTGTCCCTTTTCTGTCCCTTTTCAAGTTTAACAATCACACATAAAAGCCCTATAGCACTATTGCTACAGGGCTTTATTTATTGCTC